CCTTCTCGCTTCGATCCGTTCTTTATTAAGATGATGAAGCTCCCCGAAAAAACGGAACAACTCATTCGGGGTAAAAAAATCTTCAAGCTTCAGTTCACTGGTCAGAAAACCGATCTTACGTCGTACTTCCTCTGCCTCATGTACAATACTGCTCCCGTCAATCACAGCATCGCCCTCATCCGGCTGAATCAGTGTTGCCAGCATTCGCAGGGTGGTCGTTTTTCCTGCACCGTTTGGGCCTAGCAAACCAAAAATCTCTCCCTGATAGGCGGAAAAAGAAAGATGATCGACCGCTTTTTTTAAACGCTCATGCGTTTTCTCGATCTTTTGCTGACGTTTTGTTAATTTAAACGTTTTGCAAAGATCTCTGACTGTTAAGATCTCTGTTGACGTCACATTCATACCTCCATCCTTTTTTATTATCATAGCATATACAACCTTTCAAAGAATAACTTTTATATCTCCTATACCATCAAAACTATTAATAAAAAGCTGACAGCTGTTTACTTTCAACAGTCTGGAGCGATTTTATAATTTCATCAGTGATTGGAATGATCTGACCCTATAACTGAAATCTTATATAGATATCAAGATATATATCAAATATATACCAAATATATACCAAAATTTATCAACACATAAAAAAAAGCCTTTATTTAAAGGCTTTTCTTTTAGAATGGCGTCCACGAAGGGATTATACAAAAACGATAATGCAAACATAAAGTATATATATTATGAATGATAAAAAAAGAATGATAGTGTAAAGTGAGTGTAAAGCAAAAATAAAGCAAAACACAATATTTTGAAAAAAAGTTAGGCAAATTTTCGGCATAAAAAAAGAAGCTATCCGAAGATAGCTTACTTTTTCAGATTTGACTTTTTGAATGCTGTGTTCAATCCATCGCCGAGGACTACACGATCACCTTTGATTTCAATAACGGTGTATTTGTTTTTTGTTACTTCCGAGATCAAGCTTACACCGTCATAAGATACAGCTTTGATAGGCGTTACCTTATCGCCGACTTTGATTGATGTTGAACTTGTAGAAGATTTTGAAACGTCCTTTGTGTAAACCCATGAATATAGTTCTTTAAGCAATACCTTTCCACTACCTAACTGCATTACAGTATAAGTCTTTCCTTTGTACTGCTCAGGGATAGTCTCTCCTGTGGCGTATTTTGTTGCGTTTGCGCTTAGTTTTACCTTGTCCCCTACTTTGATACTACTTGACGAAGAAGAACCGCCTGTGGACGTGCTAGGCTTGCTTGTGGAAGAATCGGAAGTGATTCCGTATCGTTTATTTACTTCTGCCTGCACAGCGTCATAGTCATAGCCTGCATCTTCCAGTGCTTTTTCACGTGCTTCTCCGTTGCCCCATTTGCCGGCAATAACTTCGTCTGCAATCTGTGAAATGGTCTTTTTCGATGTATCGTTTCCTGTGTCCGGCTTTGTAGATGAACTGCCATTGAAGTATGCAGCAACTTTATCTTTAAAAGTGCTCCATGAATACGGTTTGCCGGCACGAATCTGTGAAGGGCAGTTCTTTCCGCTCCAATCGTGATGCTGGTATAAATCATCTGCAGACAGTCCCTTTTCTTTAAGTACCTGCGCTGCCAGTTCTGCTGCATTATCTGTTGCTTTTTCAAGGTCTCCATCGGAGTTCATGCAGATTTCAATTGCTACTGTCTGCGTATTTCCTTTACCTGTTCCACCATCACCAGCGTGCCATGCGACTTCATCTGTCGGGATTGACTGATATGCACCATCTTCGTCAACTGCAAAATGCCATGATTGCTGTTTGTTTTTCCAAGTGTTTTTCAAAAGGTTTGCATGAGCTTTTGCATTTGCCCCTGCTCCGTCATTGTCTGTGTTGTGGATCGTAACGCCGATGCACTTGCTCATTTTAATTCCTGAGCGTGCGCCCGATGATACTACCGGTGCATAATCCTTTGTAATCTTTACTGTCATATATTTATCCTCCTAAAGTAATTCATGCACTTTGTGCATTGCCGCTTTGACGGTACCATTGCCGCCCAAAGCCTTGTATGGTTCATTGAGGTATTCCAATTCCTCTATTTCTTCCATGCTTACCTTTCCTATATTTATATAGTGGTCGCATTTTTCAATAATCCTTTCATGAAGAAGCGCCTTAACTCCCTCTTTGATGCAGTCTATTTGCTCACACTGCGCATGCTTCATTTGTTCAATCTCACTTTTCCCTTTTTTTCTGTCCCTGATGTAAGATTGAATTAAAAAAACAGCGGTTGACGAGCAAACGCTGATAATAGCCGTATAGATTTCGTTCATTCTATCCCTTTCGTTTTACGCTACAAGCGTAAAGTAAGTTCCGACTAATTGGTCGGGACTATAAACAAAGCTGTGTTCTTTGCCGTCTGGTTCATCGTTAAATTGGAATTTGTAAATCTGACCATTCCAACGGTAGTATTTGCCAACAATATAAGTGAAAGCATTTGTCTGCACATCTGCCGGTACATCAATTGGGTCATCCAAAGTACCAGCCTGTGTCTCTACAATCTGCGTATAGATTGAAGATGTTCCCTGTCCCGGCACCCACTGACTTTGAAATGTGAAGTTGTCATTAACAGTTTTATATAGTTTAGTTTCATTGGAAGATGAATCAAAGTAAGTAAACTTAAAACCTTTTGTTTTAGCTTCGTAACCTTTTCCATTATCATAATCACATAACTCTTTCCAAGTAGGATAAAAAGCAATCATTCGTAAAGCTGTGTTATCATCGACAGCAAGCGTCTGAATGTTTTGAGCAAGAAACATGCCTAATACTTCATCTTTTGTAAGTTGTCGGCGCTTTTCTTGCGCTTCATAGTCTTTTTGTGACTGTTCCAATGCTTCAATTTCTTCGGGCGTCATATCTCTAACTATCCCGTTTTCACATACTTTCAAATTTATCACCTACCATATACATAAACTTGACATCCGGCAGCATAGTTTCCGTTTCCTATTTTATTGAAAGTTATACTTTGTATATTTTCATATTTACTATTTTGAAGTACCGTTTTCCCATATACACTTCCTACTGATATATGTGAATAAACGGAAACGTTTTGTCCTATCGCAATAACATGAACTGTGTCATTTTTAAAATAATCCGTTGGCATTGAATCAATAAGATTTATGTAAGGATCGGTTGAACTCCAACCATTATTAATAAGTAAAATTGGTTGTGTACTCGCTTCTGTCGCTTTAATGCTATACATTATATATATTTCTTCGACATTGAGATCACTAATAGTAATCGTCGCAACTTCTTCATCTGTTACGATTGATTGTAAAAGCGTAAGAGGTCCACCACCACCTGCCTGCCCCTGTGGAATGCCAAGATTCAGCAATGGATTTTCAGGCGTACCAGTTATTGACGCCGTAGCCTGTTGGTCGGGTTGCAATGTTGTTACATCGCCAATTTGAATATTAGGCGTTGCTCCTGTTGCTCCTGCCGGTCCCTGTGGTCCAGTTTCGCCAGTTGGTCCTTGCGGTCCTTGTTCTCCCTTAATGTTTTGGAAGTCTAAAGTAAGAACACCGTTTGATACGCTTCCTGTCGCTGACGGTACACCGGTAGTATTTGATACTGATACTTGCACACTGTTGATGCTTTGACCTTCATTATCAACCCATTCCGTATCGTAATCTGAATTAGATTTCTTTGATAATATCTGTCCTTCTGTACCACCTGCAGGTACACCAACACCTAATGCGCTTTGCCCGGTATCAACGCCGTTCACATACCAGTTTCCATTTTGAATAGTGATAACAGGCATTTCACCGTTTGTTACTTCATACTCAAATGTACTGCCGTTTGTAAATGTGATTTGGTAAGTGTCTACCAGTCCAGAAGTCGATATTTTTTGAATACTCTGAATGCCGTTGCCGTTAAAAGCACCGCTGTCTAAATCGCTTTGCACTTTATTTACCAATGCAATGAGCTTGTCAAAGTAATTCTGTGCCGCCGGTGTGAGATTCCATGCCGTAGAAGTACCGGTCAAAAAGTTTGCCTGCACATTCAAGGTAAATACATTTGATACAAATAGCGGATTGTCTGTTGAGAAATCGTAGTTTTCATCAATCGTTGCCGTAGAAATAGCAAGCACGCAGGAGTATGAGCCTGCCTGCGCACTTAAGAAGGTTTCAACCGGAATTGAGAAATTTTCATCCAATAGCAATGGATTGTAAAATTCCGTATTGTTTTGGTACTTGCAAATTAAATAGGTATTCCCTGTAAACTCAACGTCTGACAAATCAAATTGAATCATTCTTGTTTCGTTTTCGTATTGGTTTGAAATTGTGACGTTGTTTGGGAAAACCCTGCGATCATTTAATACTTGAATCAACTCTACTCACCCGACTTGTCAGATTTGGTGAAATAGAAGGTAAAAACCATCGTGATGATTCCTGCCACTGTCTCGGCCTGCAGTTTGCCTGTGAAAGCCATAAAGGCAAATACACCGCCTGTAATTAAAGTCATCAGTGATTTAATTTTCAAAAGGTTTTTCAATGAATCTAACATAATATATCTCCTATCTACTAAGCTGTTCTAAGCCACATATAAACTGTGATATATGGCTGTAAGTTGTTATGAGCAAAACCGCCACCTGTATTTCTATTTGACGCTGTGGCGTTATTTACCGTCATAGTATGAGTATGTGATCCGGCGTTTTCAACGGTTAAAGTATGCGTATGTGCACCTCCTTCTGACGTTTTGTAATTGCCAACATTTTCAATGCCATCTCCAACGGCAGCATACCCATTACCAGTTAAATTGTAAGTGCTTCGTGATCCAATATCATGGTCATGACTGCCGGCGGATGCTGCCGTAGCAACATGCGTATGGTCTCCAGCGCTCGCTGTAGTCGCAACGTGTGTATGTGCATTTTGCGGATGTGTGTGTGAAGGTATTTCGTTAACAATCAAAGTATGCTTTTTCTCGCCTCCTGTTTTCTGTACAGTTGAAAAATCAGGATCTGATTCATTCACGCCGACCAATACCTGACCTTGTCCAAAGCGTTGCCATGCACCGCCAAAATAGGTAGAAGGGTTTGCGCTGTTGATAGATGTGTAAATACTTCCGACAGGGTACATCTGATCAACTGTGAAGTCATTAAAAAGTTGTGAAACATAGTTTTCAACCATTGTCTGCCATGTATCTTCTGTCGGTAAAATAACCGTTCCTGCCGGTGATTTATTCACTTCTAAAATTGCCTTATTTGTTACTTCGATATGGTTTGAATCAGAAGGATCTATCAGAGATATTGACAATGTGACAGTTCCAGCTTGCGCAAACGCTTCTGCCGGCAAGTAAATAGTATTCGCTGAAAATTCGCATATTGCTTCTTTATAAATTAATCCAGTAAACCAGCCTACATTTGGCTGTATATTGTAAGCAAGATATGTTGTATCATCGTTAATAAATTGAACAGGAACCTTTGCGCTGCCTGTTGCCGGTATTTCTCCGCTGCTTAAAGCCAAGGATAAACCATTTCTTGTTAATGTAATCAATCTGCCACCTCCATTCTTTTTTCTTCATATCCCTTTTGCCTTGCACAAATACGCCAATCAAATTTAGAATTAGGATTTCCAAAAACCATAAAACCGTCTTTTTCTTTTTCTACAAGTTGAATGCTTTTTCCTACATAATCTTGTAAAAAAACTTGATATTCGTATTCGGTATTTACAGTTTCCATGAATACTTCATCAAATTTAATAAAAGCTTCGCCTTTTTCATTTGTCTCAGATGAACCAAAATCTTCAAAAACAGCATTAGCTGATTCAACTGCATTCATTAATCTATTTCCAAAATTCTCTGTTTTTACTAATCTGTTTTTTGAACCAGTAACACTTAAGTTATCAACAAGAAGCGTTCCATTTATTGTTGATTGTTCCAAACCAAAAAGATGTGTTGTTTCTTTACTTCCGTGTTTCAATGAAATCACAAAATTATTACTGCTTTGTGAATTTGCAGCCCTGCATTCAGCAATTACATATTTATCAGAATCTTTATTTACACGTAAATCAATTGTATTCCAAAGTGAACTGTATGCTAGACTAACTATTGCTTCTTTACCAAGCTTTATAGACCTGCTTACATTGCCATCTTCATATGCTAAAATCACATTTCTTCCTACATTTATATCTTTTTCTGTACTTATTTCGGTTCCGTTGATTGTACCACCATTAATTGTTGTACTATCAATTGTACCTTCGAAAGTACCATTATTCATTTTTAATTCTCCGGTATCAAGATTTAGATAAAAATTACCGCTTTTATCTGTTAGTATTCCGGTAATGATGTAGTCTGCCACAATACTTTCAAAATCAATTGCAGTTCCCCAAACCCAATCGGTATCTGTTTCATTTCGTTGCTTTGAAATCTGAATACCTTGTGTTCCTAGGCATAAGGCGCCAAACGTAGGACTTTCTGTGTCGAGATCTTCAAATAGTATTGCTCTGACATCTTGTCGCTGTGCGATGTCTTTTTGTGCCCTTAATGATGTATTAAGTAAATTTAATACGCCGGCAATCCTGTTTGCCATAAGAGTGTTATTTGACTTGTCGATAACTTGATTTGCTGCAGAAGTAATATCGCTGTTTGAATCGAAATAGTTTGCTGCATAATCTCCGATGGTTAATGATGTTACTTTTTGCGCAATGCAGTCATATTCCATCGCAATGACACGTGCTGTCGTTTCTATTCCTAATCTTCGATGTTTTACATGGACTGTATCACCAAGATTTACTGTTACCAAGTCTTTAAACTGTGCATATTCCTGCGTTTTTGCCAAGTCCACCATATCAACCTGATATGTGATTGTAGGTATATCAATGCCGGCAGTATATTCAGCTTGCGCTCTTGTCCTCAACGCTTCATATAGTTCATCTAGAGTATCACAAATCGTGATGCCGTTTTCTACATCATCGGCTTGCGCATCTTCTGCCAGTTTAATATCTTCGTAAGTGATCTGCCGAATATAAATTATTGGATAACTTTCTATATTAGGACTGTCTACTGTTTCGTTATCAGGCAATGTATATCCATTGTAAGCAGTTGGAATAATACGTGTTACAACGCTTGACATATCAATTGATTCTTCGATAGATGAAAGATTAAATCCAAACTCAACCCTTGCTCCATTGTCAGCTCCTAAACGCTGATTGATATAAACGTCATAATCACTATATCGAATCTCACCGCCCCAACGATTAAGAAATGAATTTTCATCGTCTGACGCAAGACACTGAATAAGATTTTTCATGATATAATACGCTGTATTTGGCGTAATAATATCTGAGTACCCTGTATACTTTGTACCGTTTGTTAATATATCAAGCGCACCTTGTCCTGTTTGGTTTGTTGGGCGCTGATCATAAATGAATGTATCGTTTTGCGCGTCTAAAAATATTGGCAAAGCTGTTGCTGTAATACCGCTATTTGTTTTTACGCATTGAGTAATACGATATAGGTTTTCACCAAAAGGAGTTGGTGCTTTTAATACCGCATTTTCAACGATGTTTTGAAAACGGTCATCAATTGCATTGTCAATTTCAATTGTCCATGATCCATTGATTTCTGCAGCCCAAACGCACGAAATAGGAAGCAATGCAGTTCCGTTCTGATTAAAATTTGTATTACTAGGTGCATATATCTGAATCATCACAAACACCTCCAATTTGGCTGTATCAACAAATCAAATCCATCTGTTATTGAAATTTGATTTTGTCCCGGAAGCAAATATAAATCTTCATAGTTTCCTGTAACGTCTGTATTTTGTGCCGTACCGTCTGTACGATACGCTAACTGCAAAAGAGTATTGATTGTTAAATTCTGTCCTACATTTGCAGTCATCGTATTTCCGTTTACTGTTAAAGTGCACATTCCTTCGCCTGTAATATAGTAATTAGGACATGAAAAAGCGCTATACGGATTTATAGCGCATTGTTCAGCAGTATAAAGTTGTTTACCTTCGACTGCATATTCATAAGGTGAAAAAGTAAAGTTAGCAGTAAATGCCGCTGTTTCTATAAATTCACGCTCGTTTGTATCAAGTGTAATCTTTTTAACAACACGATAAAAGCCCAGATCGTCTGAAAACTTTAATTCATGCATACCGCCAGTTAATAGCCAGTTTTTCACATTTCGCCAAATCTGATGCCAATTGTTTGGGTTGGTAATATAATTAAATTCAATCGGAACTGTAATATCTCTATAAGTTCCTTTAAATTCAATATAATTACCGCTGACGCCTTCAACCGCAATATCTGTGTAATCCGGTTCAGGTGCAGGAATAGAAGGACGTTTTGTGACTACAATATTTTTGGTCATTGATGAAATATCATCTAATAATATGTAATACATCAATACGCCCCCTTAAACTGACTTCTGATTCCCTGCGTTTTTGTAATTCTCGTTACAACATTTTTATAAATCGGATGTCCGTCCAAATCAATTTGAATTGGATTTGTAACCGTAATGTTATTTGACGCATCAAGAGCTTGTGAGATAGAACCGCCAAAATCATATGACATTGTTTTTGCTAGATTTTCCATCGGTTTTTTCATCATCCACAAGTTTTTATCAATAGAATCTCCTAGTTCTTGCATCATGTCAGGCATCCATGTAGGAACTTTCCGCAATGGTCCCTGATCCGGTACAGAAAAATGCAACCAGCTTGCTATTGTGTCAGCAATACTTCCTGCTTTTTCACCAATCCATCCAATCATGGATGATATTCCGTCTCCTAAATGAACAATCATTTCTTTGCCCCAGTTAAACATTTTGGAAGGCAAACTTTTTATAGCGTCACCAATACCGGAAACAATCTTTCCACCTGCATCAAATGCTGCATTAAACAAGTCTGATCCCCATTGTTTTACGTTATTTACTACACTAACTAACGTATTCCATATTTTTCCCGGCAATTCTTTGAACCAGTTAATGATATTGTTTATAGTTTCAGGAACGGTCTTTGCAATAAAGTTTTTTATTGAATTAAATGCGTTTTGCACAAAATTCCATATTTCTTGAAGAACTTTATTCACTCCATCTCTAAACCATTCACATTTTGTATAAAGCAATACAATTACTGCAATAATTGCCGTAATTCCTGCGATAATAGGGTGAGCCAATATTGCATTAAAAGTAGTTAATGCTGCTGTTTTAAGCAAACCAAAAGCAGATACAGCAACTTTAGCAAGGTTTTCCAATAATAAAACAAAACTGCTGCCAATTACGCTTCCAACAGCTTTTAAAACAGTTAAAATTCCGGATAGCGATGTTGTAACAACTTTTTCTGCAGTAGTAAATACAGGTGATAGCTTTGCTATTATTGTAACTAAAGTTGATATTGTATTGCTTATGGTTGAAAACATTTTTAATGCAGGCGATAATGCAGCTGTAAAAGCTAATACAGTAAGAACAATATTTTGAATTGTTGGATCCAACGAAACAAACCATTTTGCTAAGTCCGTTATTCCTTTTGTTATTGCTGTGATAATCGGCATAATTGATTCGCTTAAATCTGCAATTGATTCTTGAAACTGTTGAGTTGCATCATTTGACTCAATCAAAGCCTTATTGTTTTTTACATAACTGTTATAAGTATCATTCAAACCATTATCAGCAAGTGTTTTTAATATCAAATTTTGTTTTTCTGCTTCTGTCGAACAATTAGCTAGTTTATCGGAAAAATTTTCTGCACCAATTCCTAAACGGTCTAATAATTCTCCAAATTGTCCAGTTGCTTGACCAGTTGCAAGTGTCTCTTGCAATGAATCAGCTAGTGATTCAATTTTCATTGTGTCAGGAAACTTGATATAAGCACCAGTCAATCCCTCAACCGCTTTTTGCAAATTAGATTCTGTAAATCCTGCCTGCAATAAATTTGAAATACCTTCAACGGACGAATCAGTTTCATTTACCACATTGTTAAATGTATCAAATGCTTTTTCTGCGCTTTCTGCACTTGTTCCTGCTTCTAACGCATTTTGAGAAAGAAAAGATAAATCTTGATTTAATTCTTTTGTCGCTGGAACAGTTGCCGCCCATGCAGCAATTAATCCGCCGGCAGCAGTTGATAAACCTTTTGTTTTTTGAGATGCAGATTCTAAAGCACTGCCTGCATTTGTTAATGAAGTAGATATTTTATTGTTACTTTTTGCAACTTCATCAGATGCATTTTTTAAATCATTTAATTTTTTTTCAGTTTGCGCAATCTGCTTTTCAAGCTCAATATACTCTGCACTATCAACATCTTTATTTGATTTAACAAATTCATCTTGCGCTTGCTTTAATAAATTTAGCTTTGATTCTGTTTGTGTAATAGCATCCGCTAATAATCGCTGTTTTTGATCCAATAAATCTGTATTTGTAGGATCCAGTTTTAAAGCTTGATCCACAGCTTTTAATTTGCTTTGCAAATCTGCAGCTTCTTTATTTGGCTGTTGTAGCGCTTTTGATAACTCGGTAGTATCTCCACCAATTTCCAAAGTGATACCTGCAAGTTTATTTTTTGCCATTGCATCACCTCCTTAAAATCTATCAAAATCTGCCTGTGTTGCTTGACGTATTTTTGGTTTTCTTTCAATTGCATCAATTGTATTTAATGTGACATTAACAATATCAAGCATTTCTCCAAAATCCATATCGTCTAATTCGCTATATAGCAAACCTACATTCATGCAGGCTCTACATAGCTCGTAGTACGTTTCGTTTTCTTTTGATGATCCTTTTTTTTTGGATTTACTGTTGTACCAAAGCTTCTGTCAATTACAGACAATACATCTTTTGCTTTTTTGAAAATTGATAACGGTGAATCAAATTGATCTAACCATTCATCAATTTCCGGAATGCTTTCATTTGCTGTTTTTGCAAGTGTCCATGCAATTTCTTCAAATACTGCTGTATCTGCCGTTTCCCCATCTGCTAACTTCTTTAATTGCAAGAATGAACTGATAAAGTCTTTATTAAAATAACGAGCGTACAGTCTAGCTGTACGCCCAGTTGATTTCATAGGAATCTGTTTTCCTTCAATAGTAACTACTTTAAACATAAGTTACTCCGCAGTGTTTTCTACAGTTCTCTGTTCATTTTGTAAAGAAGCTGCTGCAGCAGCTGCAGACGTTGGAACAGTTGGCGCAGTTGTAAATAATGTTGCATAATTTGATGCCGTACTTGGTACTTTTGCTTTAACAATATTTCCAAACTCAGTCTGCAATGGAACTGATGTAAATGGAACAGTTGTTGTTGTCGGTTCAGTTGTATCTTCTTTTGTGTTACCTTCAAGATCAGGTCTGCCAAAAGTCATATTATAAATGATGTATTTAGTTGCATTCACATCACCTTCAAACTGGAACATCATATAAGCCATCTGTGTTGGTGCACTAGCTAACTCAACGATCATTCCCTCCTGCGAAGCAACGTTTCCAAGATACTGTTCTTCGAACCAATCATACAGATACGCCATTTCAAGATCACCTGTATATCCGTTGTTTGTATTTGTTACATAATAAGTTGTATTGTCGGCATAAAAAGGCGTTTGTTCACCTTCCGCTGTCATGGTTAAACTTACAGCGCCTGGATAAGGCGTTGGCTCTCCAAATGTTGGTGTACCTTCGGCAACTGTAACAGTACCGACATGAACATTAGATAAACCAAATCTAACTTTGTTTTCTTCTGCCATTATTTTCCTCCTAACTTTTTTTCAATTTTTTTCGGTAATTCATTTTTAATATATTCATCACCGTATTTCCAATGTGGAAAAGCTCTAGTTCTTCCACCGTTTACTTTTGCGTGGCCCTTTTCAAGTAAATGTGTAAGACTAGCTTGTCCATCTGAGTAAATGGTTTTTCTTTTCTCTGTTAAGCTTTCATATGACTTTTTAACTTTTATTGATCTTTTATATTTACCTTCTTTTACAGGTGCTTTACTTTTTACAATCTTAAGAGCTTCTTTTGAAACTTCATCTACACTTTTTTTTGTGGCTTCAATAACTTCATGTGAATACTCTTTTAAAATATTATTTATTGCACTAGCAAATTGAGTTATTTTTATTTTTGTCATCAGCTTACCTCATATATTGTCATCATTAATTTTTCATCATCAATCCATGTTTCAGAAGTTTTATCCCACACTATTCCTTGCTCAGTCATATATTTTTCTAACTTTTTTTCTTCCTCTAAAACATCCAATCTAGAATACAAATAAATTTCAAAACTTGATATGTTTTGATAAACAAAATTATCAGCATTAAAATTATCTGTTTCAGGAACTAGCCATGTAATAAATGGCGGTTGTATAGGATCGTTAAAATGACTATATGAACAAGGTAAGTTATACGCTTCAAGTATTTGCTTAATCTTGTCTGGTGTCAGTATATAAGACATCTGTTTTCTCCAATGTGAGATATAAACTTTTAGGTGCTGTATCTTTTATTTGTAATTGTTTTATCTTATAAATATTTTTTTCACCAGTATGATATGATTGCAATTCAATTAAATCATTCTGTTTTACATAATAATTAAAAGGAATTGAAATCATTTGTTGAATTTCCGTACCTGCTACTTGTGCAGCATAAAACCTTGCTGCTCCATAAGTTTTTACACCATACCTTATCGGTTTATATTTATTTGATAAAATAACACCATCTTTTGCATTTAATACAGTAATAATTCCGTCATTAAATGTTTCAGATTGATTGACTCTGCTTTTCAACATACGTCCTTACTTTCGATTGATTAATGAATGATACAATATCCGATTTATAGTTTATTTTAAAATCGTCTAATGAATTTGATAATGCGTATATAACATACGAAAAGAGAAGGCTTTGTGCCTTCCCTGCAATCGTATAGTTATTTTGTATGCCACTTAAATAATCTAATTCAGCAATACCGTTTAAAATGATATTACTAATTTTTTTATCGTTTGTATCGTCCGACCATGTAATATCTAATCTATTTTTAACAAGATCAAGAAGTCCATCCGGCAACATCTAACCAGCTCCTTTATTAGGCAGCAGTGCTAGTAGTAACAGTTCCCTCAACGGTAGTAGTAATAGGTTCGTCATTACTTACTGTAACTAAAACAGAAGCCGGCTTTAATCCACTAATATCAAGGTACTGGAATGCGTTGTTATCCATAGGCATACCATTTGCATAAAGTTTAATCTTATAAACCCGAATATCTTCTAACCATTTAAAATCATCAGAATACTCAATGCGTCCTGCTCTTGAATCCATTCCAATTCCCATAAAATACTTATAACCTAAACCAAGCACAGCCTTTCCGCTTGCTACTGCTGCCGACTGAATAACTGTCATAGGATAAGGAAGTACATCGTTTCTATATGTACCATCACCGCCCATCACTGTAGTAGCAGGGAATACTTTTGTTAAATAATCAATCGGATTTACAATCATGATAACATCTCTAATTGCTCTTGTTTTTCCAGCGTTATCAACTGCAAGTTTTGCAAGTTCAGCACCTAATGTTTCCGGTTTTAAATCAGTAATAGGAGTTGCAGATTTAGCTGTAAATGTAGCTTGCCCTACTCCTCCACTTCCTGTTGTCATATCAGCAATCATTCCGACAGGTCCAGTAGTTGTATTAAGGTTGTTAATAATACCATCTTCTAATCCATTTGCTAATGCTTCATACAAGCATTGGCGAACATAATCATCTAACCATACCGGTCCCAAATCGAGCATAGCTTCGCAAACAGGAATAAACGCTGATAACTTCATTAATGTCATGTCGATTTCTTCAAATGATGCTTCAATTTCTTCTGTAATTTCAGCGCATAATTTACCCCAAACTGCTTTTTGAAAATCGTTCTTAGACATCAAAAATTTAATTGCTCCTCTGGTATTTGTGAAATTAATTCTTTCAAGAAGCGGATGTCTTGTCTGCAAATCATCGAAAACTGCATCAATTACAGTTTCCGGCAATACTAATTCTGGATTTGTTAATGCCTGTTTTGGATTATCTGATTTAAAAGCTTCGATCAATTTTTCATAATATTTTTTTTCTTTTGACGTTAGCTGTCTAATCCCTCTATCGGACAATACTTTCTGATCAACCTCTCCAGCTAACTCTTTTGCTTTTTCTAATGTTTCTTTCTGAACGATTTCAAACAATCCATTTAATGATTCTTTAAATTTAACTTCGTTTTTTTCGTGCATTGCAGAAATCATTGCTTCCTGCATTTTTACTTTATCTTGATTAATAATTGCTAAAGTCATAATATTCCTCCTTTTTAGCATCAAAAAAACCAGCCTTCATTTGCTGGTTTATTTTTTTCTTTTTCTAACTCTTTGTTTCGTAATACAATTTTTGCAAACATTTCATCACGTAATGACTGCTTAGGTGAATCTTCCACAATTTCTGTCGCAAATCCATAGGATAATGCTTCATCAGCTGTGATCCATGTTTCATCGTCCATCATTTGCTTAATTCTTTCTTCGTTTAAATTTGAAACACTTTTATATACTTCAATAGATGGCTGTGTAATTTTTTCAATTTGTTCCGCAATTTTCCTTAATTCATTTGCATCTCCTGCAGCGTAAGTCCAAGCATTGTGAATCATAAGCAAACTAGATTTAGGCATGACTCTATTTCTACCAGCCATAAAAATAACAGATGCTGAACTGCATGCAAATCCATCGCACAATGTTGTTACTTCTCCTTCATAAGTCTTTAAAAGATTATAAATTGCTAAACCTTGTGCAACTTCTCCACCATATGAGTTTATTCTTACTTTTAAATTTTTACCACCTAAACTTTCAAGTTCTTTTGCCATATCATAAGCGCAAACATCATCTTCGTACCATTTGTAGGAAGTGATGTCTCCATAAATGAAAAGTTCTGCACTATCCTCATTTACATTTGTTAACTGATAAAAGTTATTTTTCAATTTCATCACCTCCTTTCAATTGCGTAACTATATCTTCTATTGCCGAGTAATTTTTTGTCATAAAAAACTGATTTGCCCAAGACTCATCAATTTCATCTTCTCCGCAAACTCTACGGATGTCATTTATCGTAAAGCATCCACTTGAAATAAGTTTATCAATGGCCGTGGCTACATCGAGCAAATCAATATGTTTAACAGCCTTAGTATTAAACTTTACATAATATCCATTTAATACCTGATATTTTGTAAACAGCTTTCTTGTTATTTCATCTGTCAAAAGTTCAATTAAAGGATCAAGACAAAAAGTTAAAAATTCATCAATAGCTTTTGATGTATCTTGAACATCTCCTATTGCTATTGATTTAGGAACATTAAATGCATTAGCAGTAATACTAATTACATCATCAAGCAATGATTTAAAATCTCTTGTATCAGATGTTCCTTTTGAATCTATTTGTTCATATTTATATCCGTTATACAGCGGTACAATCGCATTTGAACTTTCAAAAAATTTCTTAAAATTATCATTAAGAATTGAATTAAGCGTTTCCTCAAAATCATCTTCTTGTTCATTATATTGATCAATGTACAATACACCTTTATTTCCATTTGATACAAGGTAACTGCTTAAGCTTGCGTTTATTAGTTTTCCATACAATTGCAATGTTCCATCAATGAAGGTTTTTAAATCTTTGTTGTTTAGTTTGAAATAAAACACTTCATTCATATAGAATCGTTTACTAAAAGTAAAATCATTAATTGTAACATTTTCAAAATAGTGTTCAAAAAAAGCAGACTGTTCATTTAAAAAATAACTGTCTGCTACATATAATTCACTATTATTCTGAATGATTAAAGCTTCGTTGTTATTAAATAAAACATCAACAAGTTTATTCCAAAACTCTGTTGCATTTTGATTTATATTTGGCTGTACATTCCAGCGATACCATTCATCATCTCTTGTCCTTTTTTTTTCGTTGTAAATGTTTAATTCACATTTGCTCAAAGCATTACCGATTTTGTTTGTAATCATGTGAAATGCTAATTCTCTAATGTATATTTCAGAAGTTAGTCTTTGACAAATGATATTTAAATCAATTTTTTGCTTCTTATTTTGATTTGTCGCAATATCACGAATCCATTTAAAAATATTTAATCCCATTCATGCACCTCCTTTCAATACGTTACAGTTTTCAATCTAACTTTTTTTCGGTTAAAAGAAACATCTCTGATTCTGTTTTCACAACACATAGAAGCAACTAATGCCATGAAAGGATCCGTCTTTCTTGACTTTGGTTCAATTTTTCCAATTAAATAATTACCAACATCAACCTCTCCATCTTTTGCCATTATAGAACGTTTTGCTCTTACAAGTTTTGAATTGTTTGTTGCCCATCTCAAATGAGGAGTATCTCCCCATGTAAAAAAATGATTCGTAAAGCATCTATCAATAATTGGATAAACCTTCATAATATCACTTGGTCGCACAAGCATAATATTTTTTTCTTCACTTGAAAATCCAATCCTTGAAAGATAATCAGTCAATAGAGCGTATCTATAACTATCCATCGCAATACAAACAATCCTATATTTTTTCTTTAATTGAAAAATATAATCAGAAACGTATTGAGGATTTATCTCCGGTTCATAAACAAGAGTTATATCTCCTTTATCTGCCCAATCTTTGTAAGGACATTTCAATCGTGGAAGGTCATCAGATTCCATGCAAATCCAAGCGTGGTTAATATCAAATCTTTCTTCGCCACGTTTAAAGTGGGCATTTACTGCCACCCAGTCATTTGTTTTTGAAAAGTCGATACCGATAGTACATTCCCATCCCTTCATTTCTGGAAGTTGTTTATTTGTAGATTCTATATTTTCCCATGAAGTAACTTTTAACTCATTATTACTTTCACGAATGTTCATGCGCTTTGTCATAAAAGCTGGAAGTCTCGCAGGGTTCTTTTTCCAATCACGATATTCTTTTCTAATCTCCTCTAATAGTGAAGGTCTGTATCGTAATGATGGGTTAGCTTTATGCCAATTTTTCTCAAGATGCACTTCTTCTTTAGAATCAAGTCTACACAAAAAAGGGAGCAATCCATTGTCTGGTGTTCTATTGTATAAAATATCTTCACTGTCTTTTATCAATTCATCTAATGGACCATCAACAACATCTCCATTTGTTGTAAAAATAGAACGTCTTGGATGTTTCTTTTTCCCAAGTCCGGTTGTAAAAACATTAACGTTAGCATAATTTTCATAAGCGTGATATTCATTGAAAATAACAATACCACTGCGCAATCCATCTTTTCCTTTAGCGTTGTTTGTATGTCCTTTGATGTATGAATTACGTTTAATGCCTTTGATTGTTTGCTGCGTCCAATAAAAAAACTTTTTCAATTTTCCTTTGTTTCTTTCAAAAGCAGTTACTAAATCCTTAACAGGTCTTGTTGCCTGATCTTCGTTATTTGCACATATGTCTACATCATATTCTCTTATTGGATTGTATGGACTTATAAGGGACATTGATTCAACAGAAATAACTCCATCTTTTCCAGCACCTCTGCCAATCAAACAAAATAAATCTGGCCATCTTGGCATACCACTTTCAACCAAATATGTACATAAATGCAATCCTAGAACAAATTCTTCCCATTCAAACAACTTTTCGAAATCCATATACTTTGCTAAACCAAAGTAATTTTTTGCCTGTTCTTCGTCAACGTATATATTTTCATTTTGAAAAGCAGGAATAATAACATTGTTTCTCAATGCAAATTGATCTTTACAAAATAAATCGGGTTCAGCATCCATTAATTCAAAATAATTTTTTACAAAAAAAGGAAGATTATAACTCATCGTCATCATCTTCTGTTACAGTTTCGCTTGGCTTAATTCCTAAAAAATCTAGATGCTTTACCATTCTATCGCAAATTTTATTGTACTGATCAATTGAATCATTTTTTTTCCATCCTTTTTGACCGCCACCGTTGTTATATTCTAATAGGGTACCTCTTTCATCAATATCATTCTGTAATTTATCCCTGGTTTTTAACATTACAATATAGTCATTTACTAAATCACGATAGTAACTTGTATTTTGCCCTTTTGCTTCTAGTTGCGAAATTAAATCATTTCTGATTCTTCGTTGAGGACTCGATAACTTTTTATCACTTATCCATGCCATATCTACACCCCTTTCCCTCATATATGCGAGAATATACAAAATGTATTCCCTTTGCGCCGTTCTTCCATTTATGATTTTTGACTTGATTTTTTTGATGGGGGGGGATTATTTTTCAAAAAATAAATCTCCCATTTTATTAAATATATTTTTATTTAATAAAACATCATCATTTACATTTAATATTTTATTTTCTGCAAACTCAAAACTAGACGTGTGTTTACATGTTGGATAAGAGCAATCATTGCATCTTTTTCTATTGCATTTAAATAATACTTCTACATTTTTTCCTGATGCCATTTTATATTTCATTTCTATCCCTCTACAGTAAAATGAACAATTCTATTTTCGTTTACAAAAGTAATACTTCCATCATGATGCAAATGTAAGAAATCTCCTTCAAAAAAGTAAATATCAACATTATCTACTACCATTTCATTTCCATCTGTTAAAATAACCGTTACCTTTTTCATTTATTTCTTCCTCCTTTCTTTTCCTCTTTCGATTTTTTTTCTTCTTCTATCATTTCATAAATTTTTTCTTTTTTTTCATTTCTTTTTTTGTTTATTACAAAATGCTCATGACCTCTATATATATGCATTTCCTTTACATCGAATCACCACCTTTCATCATTTGTATATCCTTCTTTACTTTTATGCCATTTATGTCTTTCTTCTGGATGCTCTTTTTCATGGCACGATTGACATAAACTAATTAGATTTCTTTTTCCTTTTGTATCATAAATTTCCAATGCTAATTCAGGGTTTTCTTTTAAATGATTTATATGATGTACTAATATAGCTTTGCTATATTTTCCCTTTTTTTTGCACTTTTGGCATTCATAATGATCAAATTTAAGAACTTTATCCCTTATTTTTTTCCATTCTTTTCTGCAATAAAATTTGTGAGCATTATTATCATTGATACATTTTTTTACAAATTCAATTTGATTTTCTGTCATTACATTCTTCTTTCATCCTGTCGCACATTGGATGGTGAACACACGAAACAAATAGCTTTCTGCTTATAACATCATTGTATGAAATATCATCTGAAACATAGCATCTAGGTTCAAAGTATATGCAGCTTTCACATTCCTTTAATAATTCAACCTTTGTTTCCATTTTTACCTATATCCTTTCGATACTGATTAAATATATCCCATGCTTTACAAATGCTTCTGTAACAAGTCATACCGGTACAGTAAGGCGGCTTACAAGGACTTTTACCTTGCTTTGCTCTTGCGATTCTTATTGTGTCATCATATTCCATGCATTTTCCTCTCTTTCATTTTTTTTCAATAAGTGAGCATACCAGCCATGTATGTATATATATGCGAAAGGAGGTAATAACACAGACTGTAATTTTTGAAATTATGGGCGACTGATATGCTCGCTTAAAGAAAAAAAGCGCCTTTTTAGACGCTTTACGCTGATAAGATGCTTCTTATCGCTTTTTTCTACAATACCATTATATACCGTTTTAATGCGCACAATGGGGCATCTTTAACAAATTTTATGTAACGCCGCATTTATCCTTCGATATAATGTTTTTCTATCCATGTTCAAATCGTCTGCCACTTTTTGATGCATCTCTTTTTTTACATAAATTCTAACTGCAGCATTCTTTTCCAAACTATTCGGAATCAGCATCAGTTTTTCATCTACATATAGAATGCGATCAATATACATTCCCCTTTCTTTGATAAGCTCTTCTTCTTCCATGATAAGCTGCAGTTTATTTGCATTGCTATATGGATCGCCTGCATTCTCATAAATCACATCTTTAATACATGGACTTGATACACCTTGAATTTTAACCGCTAATTCTTCCAGCTTTTCATTGCATTCCTGCACCTTTTTTTGATAATATTCATAGCTTTTCAGTTCTCTTTTGAACTGTTCGATTTTGTCTTTTTCTGTCAGCATTAGCCTACCTCCTAACCACAAATTTCTAATATGATTCCTTTTCCGTCTGTCTCTGGAATCCTTGCTGTGCATTCAATACCGTAGTCTTTCATTGCGTCCAATATTGCACCCACTCCAAATTTATTTACTTTCTTTCTACCGATGAATACATTGCCTTCTTTTTTTAATGTAACTATCGTTTCCTGTGTTATTATGTTTTCTTTCTTTTTCTTTCTGACAATTTTTTTATATGGCTTTATCACTTCGTATTCAAACTTAACGCCAAAGTATTTGCCCATCGCTTTCCATGTAACATCACTGCCGTAGTTATGACCATTTTTTATGAAATTCAATGTACCTTGCGATAAACCACAATTCCTGCTTACTTGCAAATCGCTTAATGACTGTTCAGACAATAGCTTCTTTAGTTTGTTTATGTTTCGTTCATACTGTTCATCAGTCATTCTTATATATGTGTTTTCTTTCATAGATTTCTCAATCTTCTTTCTTCCGCAGGCATGTTTTTATAAATTTCAAAGTTGCTGTATTTGTAGCATGTATAGCAAGGTGAATGATTTGAAATACAAGTCATAAACAAACACCATTGACATTTACTATTCTTTCTAGCAAATAACCTCCATAATAATTCTTTCATCTGTACGCCTTTATCTCCTCTTTTATTTCTTTCAGTTTATCCAATACTTGATACAAAGGAACTGTTTCACATTTCGTAAAGTCAAGCATCGCTTTGTCAACGTAGCCGTTTAACGCTTTGTCTAGCTTTCCATAATACCCTCTTATTTCAAACGATTCGTATTTCTCGCCAGTTTCTTTCTTTTCTCTTGTTACGGTTGACTTCAAAATATACTGCGTTCCATCGCTTTCAATGCAATATCCATTTTGTAACTTAATCATTTATTATCTTCCTTTCTGTATTAACCGGTAAATATCATTTAACAATAATTGTTCATACGATAATTTTATATGGCTATCGTCGTTTACATTTTGAAAAATAAATTTTCCATTTTCTGATCCAACATACTCATAGTAATTACCAATATATTCAAGCAACGCATGACCGTCTAATAAGCATTTAACTTCTTTCATTAACTTATCTTCCTTTCTGTACGGCTCAGGACGTGGTTTCCATGCAATTACATCTTCAAGTATATATTCGTCATATTCATCAAACCATTTTTCATCTTGGTAATATGCTATACCTGTAACTCTTTCAACATGTAATATATCTCCGTCATCTTTGTATTCATATATTTCGGCAACATATGTTATATCAACAATTTCATTTTCTTCCGGCAACCCTTCCTCAACAGGAATCCATTCGCCTACTTTTGGCTGTCGCTTTACTTCTCTAATACATTGATTTATTGCGTTATTCCATATGGATTCTCCTTCTGTATCAGGAGATTCATTTTTCCAATCTTCTAACTCTTTAATCAATTTCTCTTCATCGATCATTTTTAGATACTTCCTTTTCTATAATCATTTCTTGTATATAATTTATCCAACGATTTCTTATTTTGCATAAAAGCCTAACTTTTGGATTGCAATTATCACATGATCCATGCAATTCGCAATAAGTTCTATATGTTCCATATCTATTACCCATAGGTTGATATTCTTCCATCATTTTCTTAGTTATTTTTTTCATCATTTCACCTCACTAAAACGGAAGATCGTCCGATTGAATATCAATCGTTTCGCCGTAATTTCCGTTAGGATCGTGAGCAAACGTCTGCTGCTGATACTGTGGTTGCGTTGGATGTACCGGCTTCTGCTTCTTTGCTTCAATCAAATGCACGCTTTCACATACAACTTCTGTCACATACACCTTTTTGCCATTTGATTCATAACTTCTTGTCTGAATGTGTCCGTCAACGCTAATGAGCGTTCCTTTTTCTGTGTACTTTTCTAAAACATCAGCATTCTTTCCCCATGCCACGCATGTAATAAAATCTGCGTCAGGCTGTCCTTCCTGCTTATATGTTCGATTTACAGCAAGTGTGAATGATGTGTAGCTTTTTCCGCTTGCTGTTTTGCGTAGCTCTATATCACGGACGATTCGTCCTTCAAGTATTGCTTTATTTATCATAGTTCTGTCTCCAATATTTCATTATTTATGCTTAAGATTGCAGTGCTTAGCCTTTCTTTTCTTGACCTAGCATTTATTTCATTGTAACCGTTTGGCTTCAATGAATTATATTTGTGTATGTAGTAATCTTCTTTTTCAAATAATATACGTTTTAATTCCGAATAATCTTGTTTTCCAATATCTATCTTTTCAATTACTTCAAATTTCAAATCACAAATACTTTTTCTATCAAACTTTTCTTTATTTTTTAAATGTTGCCACCACCTGAACACTGGCTCTTGTGTGGTTTGACCGACATATACTTTATTTGTGATTTTATTTGTTATCAAATAGATATATCCTATTTGATTGCTGCTGTGATAGCTGATAAAATTGTTGATATTTTGATTATCTTCATCAAGATATTGGATAAGCTCATTTTCGAATATTTGCTTTTTTATTTGCAAGTATCTTTTCTTGCATTCAAATGAGCAAAAACCTTCTTGAATATAGCTAGTTTTAATGCCTTTGTAATTATTTTTTTTACCACATAATTTGCATTCAAAGTTATCAACTTCTACATATTGATATTTATCGGTTTTAGTCAAATAAAAGTATTTTCCTGTTGTTTTTCTGAAGCTTTTTGGGATTTCTGGATGTTTATTAAAAATAATTGATTTTGCTTTTTTTCTAGCTTCCTTTTCGTCATCTTCTTGAATTTTTAATACATCCTTAAATAAAACATTTTCGAGTAAATCGTCACATTTTTCTTTTATGCAATAAAAGAAATAGTATTCACTCATTCTTCCACCTCGTCATAATTTCCGTATAGTACCTTTCTTGTCAAAATGTATGTGTTATTTTTAAGATTTATATTTTTCTGAACTTCAACGCCACATAGTCTAACATCGCCAAATTCCATTTGAATTGTTGTTGTTAATTGATCTATAAGGCTGTCAGAAATAATTTTTTGATATACATCTTCTGAAACTTCTAATAAGTAATCGCATTTTCTTGCTGATATTTTTCCTGCCTGTATATCACTTACTAATTCATATTGAATTGTGCTTCCAATGCTATTCATTAAGTGTGACAATCTATCTTCTGTCATTATTCCACCTGCTTTCTATAAAAGCGATTTTCTTCGAAAGGACTATCTGAAAGGCCGCTAACATAATACCGATTTAGTGCATCCTTCCAAAATGCCGCTAATACACACCATTCTTTCCGTTTGTTATCCCATACCCACATTCCGACTTCCAATTCTTCAAACTTTAAAGGCGGATTGTCGAAGTGTTCATCAATAAGCCTTGCAAACATGACCATTGCTTTATCAAAAGATGATACAGGATTAATGATTTCTCCGTTTCTTTCAATGGATTCTCTCATTACTTCTCTGCAAAACTCTAAATCAGCATACGCTATTTCACATTCTTCTTTATTCATATTCATCGCTCCAATCAAGCTTTTGACCGCATGAACAGCAATAGTTGTCATATTCAACACCATCTTCGATAATAGTTCCTACATAACTTTTACATGTTGGACATTGATGTCCATATCCATATTCTTTTTCTCTTAATGGAAGTACTTTTTTTGGTGTAGCTTTATCTATAAGCTCATTGATATTAAATTTTAAAATTGCTAATTCCGTTCTATTCATTTTCTTCACTCCAATCAATCGCCTGCCCACAATTAGGGCATCGATCATAAATATCGTAATCAACCTCATATTTTTTTTCACAATTTGGACAAATCCACGTATCATAAATAATTTCACCGTTTCTATCACATCCATCGCCTTCATAATCAGGTTTCTTTGGCGTTTCTTTATCAACTAACTCCTGCAAAACATCTGTGCATTCGTTTACTCTTTCTTTTTGCTTATGGTCCGTTACTAATAAACTACTTCTTAAATAAGTTAATGCGTCTTTGTATTTATTCACCTTTCATCATTTCCTTCTTTCTATCCGTACCATAAATACTGGGGACTTGCGTACATATTCTTAGATTGTATGAAATAAAGTCTTTCCATTTCGTGTTCTTCATCAACCGTTCCTATGCATCGATCATACATATCTTTTTTATGATTTTCGTACTCTTTCATGAGCTTTTTTTCACTTTCGTAAATTTCTAAAAACTCATATGTGCAGCAGTCTTTCCAGTAAAGCATTCCTTTAAATATTCCAATCTGTCCCCACAAAGGTTTATCTGGATCCTGTGACTTAAAAAGAAACGTGATCCTTTTTTCTAACTTTTCAGGAATGATTGTTTTGTATTTTTTTCTTTTTTCTTCGGCTTCTTTTTTAAGCTCTTCTATGCTCCGCAGTCCCTCTTTATACGAGAAGCATGCTTGATCGGTCCTATAAAAAGTTCCTTTTCCTTTCCCTTCTACTTTGTAAATTGTCCCGATAATCGCTTCTCCTTTTACTACTCTCCCGACTTTGTCTCCAACTTTAAGTATTTTTAAATCTTGTTCCTGGTTATCTATCGGAAAAAAATCAAATATCGTCAACTGTCTTTCATCTTGCATTTTCTCTCAATTCTTTCTTTAATAACTTCATCAATCGCTTTGCTTATTTCTTCATCTGTGATACCTTCATACACCTGCTTTTGATACAGTAGGATATAAGCTTTTGCTAATACTTTGACAGCGTTTGCTCCAGTTCCGTAAATATATACTGATAAATCGTTCAGCTTTTCAGGATCAATACTTTGTGCAGCATCCGCTTTTTGTCCGATTGTTAGATTCATTTTCCCTCCTAAAATAATTGTGCATTTACATTTGACAGCATTTCTTTTTTCGCTTTATTGTAAAAGTCTTTTTTTATTTCAAACCCATAGCAGCTTCTATTTAACTCTGCACAAGCTCTAAGTGTGCTTGCGCTTCCTGCTACTGGATCAATAACAACGTCATACGGATCAGTAAATATTTCAATCAAATCTTTTAACACCGATACAGGTTTTTGTGTTGGATGTATTTTTGGGTATTTACCTCCTTTATCCCATTTGAACCAATCCAATATCATACGCCCGTTGTTGTTGAATTTTGGCAGCTTATCACGATATAGAACAAGCGCTGTTTCAGTCGCTCCGCATATCCGCATATTTACCTTTAATACTTGGCTTGATGAATTTTTTATAAAGAACAACGGCATAGCATGATTGAAGCCGAATTGCTTTGCATAGTCCTTTATTTCGTTTAGCTGCTGCCAAGCGCAGAATATAATCATGCAAGGCGCTTTTCCTTTTTCCTTAGGCTCTTTTTTTAGAAGCCTAGTGCAGAATTGAAAGAAGTTATATATCTTAAAATCATTGTCTGTATCAAAGAATGACTTTCCTGCTTTATTCGATTCTCCATTCTTCAAATCACCACCTACATACCAATCTGAACGAGATCCATAAGCGTTTATTCCGATGTTATATGGAATATCAGCAATGATCAGTTGCGCTCTCGGTATTTGGTATCGCTTCGCATTTTCAAAATGATCATTGTATAACTCTATTTTTATTTCGCTCATTTTTTACCTCCCAACATTCTCTGCATATTTTCAATCTCTGCATCATCCACATCTTTTACAGATTCGTCTGATGTTTGATTGAACCAATCAGGTACCTTTTTATTCACCTTCGGTTTATCCTGCTCCCTTGATAGCCAACCTACAATGAATCGCAATATTCCTCTTTTCGTTTTCCTGCGCTCAGGATTAGCTCTGCACCAGCCTTTCATATTCCGTAGTTCCTGCATAACGTCTACGTTAGGATATAATTCAATCCATTCATCAATCATGTGTTGATAGATTGGATATTCTGACTTGTCATTTAGTGTGATAGTGATTACCGGCTCATAAGCGATTGTATCGCTTTGAGCATTATGTAATTCTTTATCTATATCTAAATCTATATCTATACCTATATCTATATCTGTGGAAGCATTTGGTAAACAATTGGTTGCCATTTGGTTGCCAGCTAATGTATAAGACTTATTTGCTTTTATTCCTAATGTTTTTAATTCCTCTTGATAGACAGTAGGAGTATATCGATCTTGTCTAATCGTGTTGTGCATTCTCCAATGCTTTATAACGATGACGCCATCTTCAAAAGTTAAAATAAATCTCTTTAAAAACAATAGTTTCAAATCATCATCGCTTGATCCAATCAACCGCTGAATACGTTTAGGATTACCAATAAATCCGTCATCGTCAGCTCTCATATTCAAATGGAAATATAATGCCTGTGCAGAAAGTGGCATATCTAGAAATGCATCACTGTCGACTACCGAAATATTGAACATTCTTTTTTTTGCCATCTAATCACCTCAAATTCTGATGATGTTCAAAACCACAACTTGATCTCCTTGCGTTTCTCTTTTTACTTCTTCAATAACTTCATTAATTTTCTTTTTTCTTAATTTACCTTTGTTTGAAAACTGGATATTTCCAATAAATTTATCATCACTTGTCTGTGATAAATAAGTCATATAAAACTGACGTTTCACTATTTTTTTCCTCTCTTTCTCATGCAAGATAACCTTAATATTATATTGCATCCTCTTTTTCTTTCATTTGCCTTTAAATAAAGGCTTTTAACAACATTTTTTGATTTTAACGATTTTGCAAAAATCAATGGTATTTTTCAATGCTTAAAATGTCATGTTTTCAACGATCCTGCGCTTTTCTTCATCGGTTGTCATGGTGTATGTCCTTGTTGTTTTCAGTGAACTGTGTCCCAACAAATCAGCAAGTCCAAGTGTATTGTCCGGGTGCTGCTCTAAGAATTTTCTAGCAAAATAATGTCGGAATGCATGAGGATGTATCTTTTCTTTTTTTACTTTTGATAATCCTGCAATGCGCTTTAATCTTCTCCAGATTGTTGAATGATTCAGCATCTTTCCTTCAACTTTACCGGGAAACAGATAACCTTTTTTTATTCCTTTATCTCTTGCATATCTACGCAAGGATCTGGAAAGCTCCTGATGAATAATCACTGTTCTTGTTTTTCCTTTGTTCCTTACCGTTATATAAAATTTATCTTTCTTTAAATTCTCTACGGTAAAATATTTCAATTCTTCAATCCTTATACCGGTTTCTGCAAGGATACGTAAAATGTAATATGTATCAATCTGATTCACTTCTTTTGCCTTGCGCAGCATCTTATGATAATCTGCATCGCTGATACTATCTTTTACGCTCGTTTCAATTTGCACTTTAAGCTGCTTAATACGAATCATTTGGCAATCAAGAAATTTAAGATATTTATTGATGATCGTTATAAAGCTGTTGATGCTCGATACTTCATATCCTTTATCAATTAGATACTGTTTATAGTTGATCGTATCTGTCTTAGTGACCATTCCGTCTCCTACAAAATCAATAAACTTTTGAATATCTCTAATATATTTATCGACCGTCTTTTTTGCTTTTTCTTCATTTATCATCTTTTCTCTAAAATCATCGATACAATCAATAAGATCCTGTTTTGTGATACTTACTGATTCATCGTCTGATGAATAAGAATCTAATATCTTTTTAATTTCTTCAATTGCTTTTTGATTCATTTATTCCTCCATATTTACTTCATCGTCTTTTGGCATGATAAATACACCTTTATCAATTCTAGTTGTATAAGGATAATCATAGTGCTTTGTCATTTTTCCGGTAATTGCTTGTTGAATCATGTCCAATACTTTTATTGCTTTTTTTTCTGATGAATAAATGCCTAATGAATTTCCTTTTCCGGTACAAATTTCAAATTCATTTTTGTTCTTAATTCGTGCATATACTTCATTAGCATTTACAAGCGTTTTTCTATTTTGACTTCTAATCCAAGTACCCATGCTTACCTCCTTATAAATACTTCGTGTGTTTGCACACCGTAGCTGATCGAATCAGCTTCTGTGCCTACAAATAAATCAATCTTTTTTCCTTTTATTGCACCGCCTGTATCTTCTGCAATATAGATTTGACCAACTATCATAATTTCACTTCCTAGCGGTATGACGTCAGGATCAACAGCTATCGTTTTATTACACTGCGGAGTTGTTCCTGTCGCTGTTGTACCGATGCAACCTATACAGTCAATGCCGTAGGCTGTAATCGTAAAATCTCCAAGCGATGTTCATTTAGCCTGTTCTAAATCGTATTCGAGATTGTCAATCATGATTTGCTGAGCTTCATTTTCATTTTTCAAAGAAGCGTTTGCTTCTTCCATGACTTCCAGCGCTTTTTCTAAGTCAGCAATGCGAAGGTCTTTGCTTTCGAATGATTTATGATCCGAAGAATACTGCGCAAGAGCACCTGTGAAAACAAGCACTCCGCAAAACACAGGGATTGATAATATCTCAAATATTTCTTTTGTTTTTCTCATAAAATCTCCTTTATTTTGATATAATGTAGATGGCATATATATGCCGTCCTTTAGACACTCGCTTAGCTGGTAACTGATGGAGTGTCTTTTTTTGTACCTAGCGATTCGTCAACCCAACTTTTCGGTATTACGTTTTCGTATGGCAGAATTGCGTTTGGGTAACGATTTCGAATAGTTTTGAAAAGTTCACGAGCTTTGATATAACTCATTTTTAATGTTGGATTTTTCTCATTGAACATTTCCCTCAATTGTTTTGCATTGATGTATTCTTCCATGTTTTCACCTCTCAATCATCGGAATGACATCATTTCTTTTCAGTAATTCATACAGAAACAATCTTCCTTTTTGCGTCCACTTGGTATTCATCTTTACCGATGTTGTTCCGTCAGTATGAACAATTGTTTGTGTCTGTGAGTGTGTATATCCTTTATCCTGATATTTTGAATATAAGAACCACTGTCCGCTCATTTTGTACTGCACTCCTAATCGATGCAGCTTATCATTTAATGCGGATCCGCTCATGCCATAGTCTTTGGCAATGCTTGTGATCGTCACCAATGATTTGTTTTGCAAAATAACATCTGTATAATCGGCTTTTGGTTTAAGTTCTGCAATTTGCTGATCCTTTGCCTTATTTTCGATTTTCAATGAATTATTTGCAGCAGTTAAGCTTTCAATGTTCCTGTTGGCTAATAGCAGCGCTCTAGCCATTACCTTTTCAGGTGTGTTCCATTCCTTTTCTAACTGCAGGAAATATTGCCTTGCCTGTTTTCCTTTATCGCTACGCTGAATCATGCAGATTTCTTTTGCCATATCAATTGTGATTTGATAATCAGTAGCAGGTCTACCACCTTTTTTGTTATCGTCATTTTTGACGAAAACATCATAATCAATATGTTCGTTGAATCCGTATTCACACATTCTTTGCATCCACTTTGCAAACTCCGTACCGATTTCCAAAAACTCATGAAGATCTCTTGCTGATAGCGTGATACGCTCGTTGTCGGTTGTTACTTTTAACAATTCTTCCATGTAATCACTCCTTTTCTTCTATACGATATAAAGGTACGATTCACTAACTAGCTTTGCGAAACTTTGTAGCAAACTCATAACCCAACTTGAAGCCGATAATCCGCTCGCTAAGATCAGGATTATCTTTTTTCATATCGACCAACATTGCGCACAATTCACGCAATTCAGCCAATGTATCATGATATTGCTTTGCGTTCATTCAATCACCTCTCTTGTGTTTGTGAACACATTATACAACTATTTGTGTGTTTACGTCAACAATTATATAATTATATTTGTGTTTGCAAACACAAATATGTTGTGATATAATCCTTTAAGAAAGGAGGGTATTATGAATGAGAGGTTGAAAACTCTTAGAAAAGAGTTAAACTTTACACAAGCTGAATTTGGAAAACATATTGGAATGTCAAGAGATGCCATTGCCGGATATGAAAGAGGAGTAAATATATCAGAACCAACAATAAGGCTTATATGTAAAGTATTTAACGTTAACTACTTGTGGCTGACGGAAGGAATTGGTGATATGTTCAATGAATTTCCACAAACGATACTTGATGAACTTGTGGAAGAATTTAATCTGGACGAAACAGACAGGATGATTTTAGAAGCATATCTAGAAGCTCCAGAAGATCAGCGAAAAGCACTATCAATTTTTTTCCAAACGTTTGCAAAAAAAGCACAAAAAAGGAGAGAGGATTAAACCCCCCTCCCTTTTTATTTGCAGTAATAGTGAGAAATATAATTGTAGATACGATGTAGTATTACTAAGGAATGAATATCCAATAGTAATTTATTTATTGCTTTTTTGTAGTCATCCTCATTCATAATATCTACCTCCTTACTATTATTTATAATATGCAAGGTCCATAAAATATGTCGAAAATGTTTACATAATATAAAAAAAGAGGATAAATCCTCTTTATTTGTTAAAATAGTGTGATACTAAGCTATATATTCTATTCAGAAATATTTCTGAATGTATGCCGTCTAAAAGCTTAACGATTGCTTCTTTATATTCTTTTTCGTTCATGTTATAATGCGTCCTTTCGTGCAAAAAATAATACTAGCGGTTTACCGCACTTAAATTTTCAAGCGTTGTTCCTCTTTCTCCTGCACTAAAGTTCGCAGCGGCGTTCTGCCGACTTATTAAATTAAGTATAATACTTAAAAAAAATATTGCAATGTTTAAATTATGTGAAAGTTATTGTATACTTAGTACAAAGTAAATATAAAGGGGGAATATTTATGGGAATGAGGTTTAGGAAAAGCATAAACCTTGGCGGCGGATTGCGTATGAATTTAAGTAAGTCCGGTGTCGGATTCAGCGCAGGAACAAAAGGATTTAGAGTTACAAAAACGGCAAAAGGAAGAACGAGGACTACTGCTTCCATTCCAGGAACTGGAATTAGTTATGTAAAGGAAACATCAAACAAAAAAAATAATTCACGCCAAAATATTAAACCAGAAAACAATGACAATAAAATAAACTTACCAAACAAGCCAAAAAATAAACCGACTTATAAAAAAGAAAAAATAAAAAAATTTTTAATTTCGTGCTGTATATTATTCTTTATAATTGCTATTGCTAGTTCGTGCAGTAGTAAAAAATTAGAAAGTGTAAATTTATATGGTATACCAAACTCTCTTGATATCAATCAATCAGAAGTTGTTGAAATTGATATTGATCCTACTGATTATGATATTAATAAATTAGATCTCAAATCAAGTGATTCTTCGATTGCGTGTCTTGTAGTTAAAGATGATAAATTAGTTTTAGAGACTAAAAATGAAGGAACAGCTGATGTTTGGGTTATTTCAGAAAATATTACTAGTAACAAATTAAATGTTACTGTTGTAGATGTAAAAAAAGCAGAACAAGAAGCTAAAGAAAAGGCGGAGCAAGAAGCTAGAGAAAAAGCAGAAGAAGAAGAAGAAGCTAGAATAAAAGCTGAGAAAGAAGCCAAAGAAAAAGCGGAGCAGGAAGCTGCATTAGAATCAAATAGTGTATCAAATAATAATTCAAATTATACAGATAAAATATCTTATAATGTGTGGATTGCCGGATCAGGAAATGGAACTAAATATCATAGCAATCCTAATTGTAGTAATATGAAAAATCCCGTTGAAATAAGTTTATCAGAAGCACAATCAAGAGGATATGATCCATGCAAAAAATGCTATTAAAACCACATTTAGTGGTTTTTTTATTGATTGCCATTTTTTTATAAATTATAATAATGAAAAAGAGGGGGATATAGTATGGGGATATCAATTGACTTAAAAGAACCATTAGAAGAAAGAATCAAAAAAATAAATAGTATTTCTAATGTTTCTTTGCTTAACGCACTACTTGAAAAGAAAGTAAATTCAACAGACGAAAATATCTTGAAAGAATGGGAAACAACAAAAGCAGTAATTAAATCACGAATTATGCAATTGCAAGAAAACGAATCAATTATTTCAGTAGACAATACTAGCAAAAAGAAAAATGTAAAAAAATCAAATGTTCTTTCTTTAATATCACTTGTTTTAACAGGTTTATATTTAATCTATTTGATTTATTATGTTTCGTCAACGTATGTAGATGCAACTTCAAGTGTAGAGACTGCAGAAGAATTAGGAACGGCACTTGGAACTGTTTTAGCTATAAGGATGGCAGCTCCGCATATTATTGTAACGTCTATCGCCTTTATTTTTAATATCGTTACTGTTATTGGAAAATACGCATGGTCAGCTTTAACAACAGCAATTTTATATGCCGTAGCAATGTTGCTTATGCCTTTTTGGTTTATGTTTGTTATAATACAGATGATTTTATGTTTTATATCATTTGCTAAATTTAAAAAGAAAGCCACATTATAGTGGCTTTTTATATACCTAATAATTGCTTTTTCTTTGCTGCAAATTCTTCATCTGTTAA